TACTCTACCTTCAGTAGAAACTCCTTTTTCATCTAATGCCGCAGCTGCATCATAGAAGGCTGCTATTAGTGAAGATGGAACGTATGCGTCAGATGCTTGGTTGTTTGTACCAACTCTGATCTGTGTTCCACCGGGCTCTACAAAGCCGGACTTAGTGATTGGTGAAGCAACTCTAGCTCCCTTCGCAATTTGACGGAAGATGAGTCTGTCGTACTTCTCAGCTAGAGCATAACCGATCTTCTTAGAGATCTCACCACGTAGATCGTAGTGTGCTAATGTTTCATCTAGCTCATATACAAACGCAGAACTAATTAATAGATCGTCGCAAGTTATGGTTTTTTCAGCTACTGGAGGTGCTCCATCAGAGTTACCTAGTATGCTGTTACCGGGTGTATGATACTCGGCTTTTGTGCGTCCAGTGTAGATGAACTGAAGACTCTTACCGTTAGTAAGTGTTCTCTTCATTACAAGGTCTCTAGCGATTGTGTTACGCTGGAAGCCTTTGAACATCTCTCCACTGAACAACTTTAAATATAATGCTCTGGCGTTACCAGTTGCATTAGATTGACCCGTCCGTGTAAGACTTGCTGGGTCATTGGTTGATTGTTGTGCCATTGATATGGATTAAAAAAGATTGATATTGCTTAGTACTAAATTTTTTCTCGAGATTTTTGTAGGTCTATCCCTACCGTCTAGACGGCATAAGGTGTCCAGCGTACTGGGCTTGTGCCAAATGCAGGGGAGTCCGACTCTGAGGTGCTCCCCGTGCTGTTGTTACTTCACAAATTTTGTGTAAGCAACGCCACGATAAACGAAAGTTACTTTCATGGTAATCTCCATCTACCTAAGCCCCGTTCCATGCTTAGGTTTCATGCGTCCCGAAGGATGAACGGACGACGTTAAAAGATATTGTTATTCTATGCCCATCATGCTTTTCTTTAGCACCGGGTACTAAATGAGCTTGGTCTGGTGCAAATAATAATAAATCACCTTCCTCTCCATCTAAACTAATGTTATTTTTATGAGGTAACTGCATACCCATAGTATTTAACATGTCTACATATTTGTTTTTTTTAACAAAAACTAACGGACTATCTTTTTCGTTAAGTTGTAAATTGTAATTACCAGCTAAGATAATATTGGGACCAATATGATCATGGATTTCTTGATACATATCAGAAGTATGTATATTAATCCACATAGCTATTCCGTATTTTATAGTAGGAAAGCTATAATATTCCAACCATCTATGAACGTGCTCTTCAAAATAAATATAAAATAATTTTTTTATCTCTTCGTTTGCAGGGACTTGCCATGTATTACACATGGCTAACCAATCTGGTTTTTCATTTGGACCATGTATAAATTTATTAATTAATTCATCAGCAAATTTTTTTTTGATGATTTCTGAATCAGCAATTTTTGTTTTATAAACTATGTCTGGAAATATTTGGTGGAATGTCATAAAAGATATACAGACGTAGTGTTAGAAAGAGGGTTCTCCTTCTGGTTCTTTATATTTAGGAATATCCTCAAGTTTTAAAAAATCTTCAGGTTGTTTCTTTTCTTGTTCGGGTTCAAAGATTACTCGATGTGCTTTCATCTTTGTGTTTTGATGTGGCATGTTATTCCAATGTCTAATAACCCCAGAACATATAAATAAATTGGTTAATAAAGTTAAATAAATTAAAAATTTTTCAACCAATCTCTGGGGCGGTGAGTGCAATTTGTGTGGATCCAGCATTTGCTAAATCAAGTGGGAAGTTGTGTGCGTTACGCTCGTGCATTACTTCCATACCTAAACTTTGTCTGTTAAGAACGTCAGCCCAAGTAGGAATTACATTGCCACTAGCATCAACTACTGATTGGTTAAAGTTAAAACCATTGAGGTTAAAAGCCATAGTGCATATACCCATGGAGGTAAGCCATATGCCAATAACCGGGAAAGCACCAAGGAAGAAGTGAAGCGAACGGCTGTTGTTGAATGAAGCATATTGAAATATAAGTCTTCCGAAATATCCGTGTGCAGCAACTATGTTATAAGTCTCGTTATCTTGACCAAACTTATAGCCGTAGTTCTGTGATTCGTTCTCCGTAGTCTCCCGTATGATCGAGGAAGTAACAAGGCTTCCGTGCATAGCAGCAAACAAAGACCCACCAAAAACCCCTGCCACACCGAGCATGTGGAATGGGTGCATGAGGATGTTGTGTTCCGCTTGGAAGACGAACATAAAGTTAAAAGTTCCACTGATTCCTAAAGGCATACCGTCAGAGAATGATCCCTGACCAAATGGATAGACTAGAAATACTGCTAGTGCAGCTGACACTGGAGCCATGTAAGCAACAAAGATCCAAGGTCTCATTCCAAGTCTGTATGAAAGTTCCCACTGTCTCCCTGCATAAGCTGCTACTCCTATTAAGAAGTGAAAGACAATAAGTTGATATGGTCCGCCGTTGTATAACCATTCGTCCATGGTTGCAGCTTCCCAAATAGGGTAAAAATGTAGTCCGATTGCGTTTGAGGAGGGGACGACAGCTCCTGATATTATGTTGTTTCCATAGATTAAGGAACCGGAAACTGGTTCACGTATGCCATCGATGTCCACTGGAGGAGCAGCGATAAAGGCGAGAATAAAACAGGTAGTAGCAGCCAGTAAGCAAGGTATCATTAGCACTCCAAACCAACCTACATAAAGGCGATTGTCTGTACTTGTTACCCAGTTACAAAACTTTTCCCAATTGGTTGTAGTGTCTCTTTGTAATGAGATTGCAGCCATGTGATTAATTAATTTAAATGAATGTTGATGCATTCCTCATCCACTTTGGAGAGGAAAAATTCGATGAGGTCCATCTTGTTTTTTAAAGGTAAGTTCTCATCGAGTATCACTTTGTATCTTGCTTCGAGAAAATCAAAGCAACTCATCTTCCATTTAGAAGATGCCGGGTATGATATCACCGGTAAGCACGTAAGCACCAAGGGCAGCAATAAAGCCAAGCATGGCAAAACGTCCGTTAGTTTCTTCGGCAACATGCCATTGGTCATTGTCGTGGTTGTGGTTGTGGTTTGTCATTAGTCTTGGGGGTGTTTCGTATGGATAGTTGTTTAATAAATTGTCTAGGTCTTTAGTCTGCATTAAAAGTTAACTCCAGATCTATCTAGTTTTTGTATAACGTCTTGCCTGTAAGCAGGGTCATTCTCATATCTAGGATCTGCCATAGCTTGTACTAATTCAGCTTGACTTCTAAAGACATTTCCGTTTTGGGTTGGTGGTTTACCTGTTATCATTTTTCCTTCAACGCCTACTGCGTTTTCGTACTTAGCCATAACAGTTTGTAGTGCAAAGTAACAGGCAAGTGGATCCCCACGATCCACCACTGCGTCATACATACTTTGCTCTTGTTCACTAAGATTCTTTGTTGCCCAGTCAACGATCTGATCATATTTTTTTTCACCGCCAGCTACATTCTTTAGGTCAGTAACATCTTTATCAGATAATCCTTTAGGTTGTTGAGATTCTCTGTAGCGGAGATATTCTTTCGCAAGTTCTCCGGGATTTGTTTTAGCTAGATTCTGTAAAGCTTCATCACTAAATCCTTTCTCCCTTTGATTCCAAAGTTCATCTAGTACTTTATTTTTTTCGGACTTTTTGTTGTCTTCTTTTTCTTCGGACTTGATTTCTTCTGGCTTTTCATCTACTGTCTCCTCTTTAGGTTCTGCGGATTTTTCTCCTAGTTTTTTTTGCAGTTCTAAGTGAGCTTTTTCTAGCTCTTCTGCATTCTTATACTTGCCAGCTAAGAGTTTATCTTGCTGTGCCGATAGCTCCTCTCCGACTTGGAGGGAATCTTGTTCTTCTGGAGTAAGTTCAGGTTGGTCGACCTGAGTTTCATCCATTGTTAATGTCTCTGACATATGTATTAATTATTTGTAGGTAGATCAGCTGCTTGTGGTTGTGGTGTTCCTCCTCCACCTTCAGCTAATTGCTGAGCTAGTGCAGGGTTTTTGGTTGGGTCAGCCATAGGTGTCTTCATAGCTTGAACTTGCATCTGTTGTTGTTGCATATCCATAGCTTGTTGTTGTGCACCTTGTCTTTCCTGTTGTATTTCTTGCATACTCTTCACAAGATTAAGAACATCTATTCCTTGTGCAGCTGCTAAACGTTTAATAGCTTCTTCAGGATTTATATATTGCATCATTGCTTCTGGTCCCATTGCCTGAGCAATAGTTGTCATGAACTGGATAAGACTTTCTCTATCCTGACCACGACCAAGAGCATTGACACCGGCAACAATTGTAGGTTTAACCATGTCTCCAGGAATTTGTGGTATCTCTCCAGACTTCTGGAATACCATTAGTTTCCTAGATAGGTAAGGTACTAAGAACTCAATCGTGAGTAATGAGTACAAGCCACCTAATTGTTGATCTAATTCCATCTGCGTCATACGTACTTCTTCAGCCGTTGTACGCTCCGACTGCCTTACATTGAGAATCAAGAAAGCTTCTGATAGTCGCTTCTCTAATTGCATTGCCATCTCAAATGCAGTCCTAAAGTCAGCAGTCTTGCCAACTTGTACTACTCCAATATCATCTGGTCTACCTTGTATGATTGCTCCGTTACCAGCAGAAGCTAAAGTCTGTGGCTTTGTTGTAGAGCTAGGACTGACTGTGAAAACAACTTTCGCAGCAGCTGCACTACCTTCAACAAGAGCTTGCATCAAAGCTTCAAGAGATTTTAAATCTCCCATAAACTCTTCTACTCTGCCACGTCCATATGGTTCTCCATCTACAGAATTAAATCTGAGTGGCAACCAAGGGGTAGCATTTGCAGGGGCTTTACCATTAGATCCGGGAATAATTTTATCGTAAACTTCCTGATGCCATTCGTATCTATCTTTAACACGTGTGCAATGTGTGTAGATATCTACTTCCTCACGATCAACATGACTGTCATCGTCAGTTACTTCAGGTTCTTGTTCCATAAAGAAATCTTCTGGAACTATATCTTCTATTAAATTTTTATTGATTCTTTCTTTAGTTACTATTTCAATTACATTCCCATTACCATCACGTTCTAAAACGTATCTGTTTAATGGAAACATTTTTAAACCAGCTTCGCCCATAAAAACTAGGACATTACCTGAAACAATTAAATGTTTTAAAGCTTGATGCACTATGACACGATCACTTGATGCTGCTATAGCTTCTAGTATTGTTCGTTCAATCTTTGCAAAAGATAAATCAAGTTCTGATCTCATCTCTGGAGGTACTTGACCTTGCAGAGAATTGTCATCTAGCTGTAATTTAAAAAAGCTTGTTTGAGGTGGGAGTAAAGCAAGCATTAATTTAGATGCCAAGGTGACTACACCTTTTGCACCAACGCTTTGCCATGGAGTAATTAAATCTTTAGCTCCTCCATTGTGCTCCTCTTCTCCTCTAATTAAATAAGGTAATGTAAGTTTTGTAGCTTGTTCAGCTAGGTTTAAGAACTGAGAACGGTGACTAGAAAGAGTATCGTATCTAGCTTGAGCCGTCATAGTTATAAGTTAAGTGTTTTAAGTTTCATAGTTCTACTAAGTTGTCCAGTACCAGTACTAACAGCACCAGATTTATAAGCTTTTGATCGTCTCATCTTGACTCCTCCAGCACTGTCTCCAAGCATTCTGTAGTTCATCATCGAACCAAGTCTGCCTATCTTTTCATCAACAGCTTTAGAAGTATCATCAATTCTTCTGCCTAGACTCTCCTCTTGTGCTCTTAAGTTTTCACCGAAGCGTCCAGACAAATCAGAAATAGCTTGTTCTCTAGTTTTATATACATCTTGAAATCCTTCGGATGCTCTTTGTTCTAATTGAGTTCGAGCATCTGCTGCGGATTGTAAACCAGCTTCTCTAGCAGAAGCTTCAGTTGCTAAACCTGATTGTCTAGCACTAGCTTCACTAGCTAAACCTGTACGTCTTGCTTCAGATTCACTACCTATTGCTCCAGTTAAATCAGATCTTAAATCTTCTCTTGCTGTAGCTCCAGCTTGCTGTGTACCAAGTATTCTATCTAAATAATCTGTCTTAACATCAGCTAACCCACTGGTTAATGATCCACTAAGATCTCCAAGTTCTGATTCTAATGCTGATCTAACATCGCCAAGATTACTAGCAGCTTGTGTTTGATAGTCACCGAACGAGTCACGTAGTGCTCCAAGTTGTTGTGATGTAGTACCAAGATCTGAAGTTAAAGTATCAACACCTCGTTGAAGCGTATCACTCCTACCAAATAGATCTGTAATATCACCACCCAATTCACTTTGTACTCCAGACAATCTTTCATCAAAAGTATCAGACAAATCAAATAGTTGATCACCATACTCTTGTCTTAAGTTACCAGCCAAGGCTTCTATTTCAGATGCTCTGCCTGACTCTACATCTTGTCTTAGTTGTAGTAAGTCAGCAGTTCTATCTCTACCCAGTTGGTTTTCAAGATTAGCTAAATCTTCTCCTCTACCAGACTCAAGAATATTTTGTAAGTCAGTAAGATCACCTTGAAATTCACTACGTATATTTGAACCTTGCTCACTTAATCTGTCATCAAATCCTCCAAGATCTAACTGCTTTATCCAATCCATGTCGGATGATAGACCAGCAAAGTCTTCTGTTAAACCACCAATGTCACCTTGTGCACTACTAATAGCATCACGTACTCCCGGTAAATCTAAAGCTGCAATGTCTCTACCAAAATCACCTCTTAAAGTATCTCCTAAAGCACCAAGGTTGTCTGACATCCGTGTATTGAAATCACTTGTCTTTAAGTAATCATTAATACCAAGACCTGAGATCGCTTGGTCAAGTTGTGATTTAGTATCACCTCTAATACTTGCTTCAGTAGTAGATAATTGATTACTTAAATTACCTATGTTTGTATCAGCAGTAGTGTATTGAGATTGTAAGTTTTGAATGATGTCATCTAAACCAGATACATCACCAACCGCTGTAGGTGTGTTAACTAATCCTTCTAAATCAGATAGTTGTGAGCTTAATCCAGAAACATCTCCAGTTAATGAAGAAAGATCACTATAGTTTTGACCTATCCTTGTTTCAAAAGTATCTTGTATGCCACTAATTTCATTTAATCTACGTGTAGCTTCACCTAATTTAGTGTCCTGATTTTCGTCAACTCTTGCACGAGAATCTATTCTACTTGTAATTTGAGCTTCTCTATCTATGGCATCACTGTGCCAATCTTTAATCCATTGGTCGTTGTAATCGTTTTTTTGTACAACTGTTTTTTGTCCACCACCTACCCATCCCATTTTATTCTCCTATTTTAGATTTAAAATAATCACGAAGTTTAAATGAAACTTCTTGCATTTTTTTTTCTCCCTGAGTTATTAAAGTAACTAAAGGAATAATTTCATTAAGACCTTCTTTATAAAAATGTGCATACATCTGTTCTAATTTATTACCATCAAGCCATCTATTAGATGCAACCCATTGGTTATATAAAACTACATGTTGAGCAAATAATAAATCGTGATTTTCTTTATAAAATTTATTAGAAGGTAGTGAAATAAATAACATTTTATATGTGTCTGTAATATCGTCTTTAGTTACAGGATAATCTTGGTCATAAACATCATCCCAAACTCTTAAGGCTGCACATAATATGTGTATATATTCTTTTGCTGAGTCATTATTACCACAGCATTCATTAATTAATTCGTCTCTTTTGATGTTATCTCTTTGACGTTCTTCGTATGTTGACATAATTCTTTTGTTAAAACTAAGTATTCGTGTGTCCATTTAAGTTTTTTTGCAAATCCTTTTCTGGTGTATGCAGAAACTGAAGTGCAACCCATGGCTTTTCCGAAGTCTTCAACAACTGAAAAATGATCACGCCAAAGTTCAAAGTCTCGTCCAGATTTAGTAGCTGCTATAGGTATATGTAATACTTTCTTACGTGGGTAGACTATTACTTCTGCTATGCAAATAGAAGCTAACTCTTGAGCTTCTATTCCAGCAAACAATATAATTTGTTTATTTAATAATTTTTGAAGAACATCCTCAGATAGCTGTTCACCATCACCATGTTTTAAAGCTTTGTCAACTAATGGTCTGACTTCATGCCAAATACGTGGTACTTCTGATGCAAATACAGGAGCTAAGTACATTATTCTTCTACTCTTTGTTTAATCCAATCAACTACTGATCTTTGACCAGCCTTATACATGATTGATCCTATGTCTTCTTTAGGATGTGGGTTTACTTGAGGAAAGTTTTCTTCAAGTTCTTCAAGAACAAATGGTAAGGTTGGACCTATGATTGGTTCAAGAATATTGTGGGAGGTTTGTGTTTGCATGTTCAAAAAATGCTGGCATTCTTCCAGCTTTAGTATCGTTTAATTGTGGAGCTTTGCCCTCATACATAAGTCGATCACTAGCATCTAGCCAAAATTTTTTGTCCAAATATTTATCGGATGTACCTATCTTTAAGGGTTGAAGTATCCAGTTAATAGTTGCCTTCCTAAGCTTGTCCAAGCTATCACTAGGAACAAGACCAAGCTCAGTACAAACCAAACTATTTGTTGCCACGTGTATTTGTTCATCTCTGGAAATATCAGCTGATACTGTTCTAAGAGCAGCGTCACCAAGAAACCTAAACATAGGTAGTAGAACAAAGAATATAGCTCTCTCTGCAACGAGGGCTTTTGTAATAGTGTGATCAGGGTGTGCAATCCAAGCATCTCTTAATTTAATTGCTTCGTATTCTGACTTGCTATCAGCTCCATGAGCTTTAACTATGTAGCCTAAAGCCAAGTCATGTTTGATTTCATCTTTGACATTCGACTCGAGCAGCTCTCTAGCTGCAAGGGGAACATCTTTTTCAAGACCCTCACGAATGAAGTCTCCAACTGGAAGCTCCATATGACGTATTGCGAGAGCACGTTTAATGGTTTCTTCTGCACCTTCAGTTATTTTTCCTTTGGTTGGTTGGACCGGTGTCCAAGTTCTTTTTCTGTTAAGTAATTTTGTATAGGGGTTCATTGTTGACAGTCACAATTGGGTTCATTAAGAATCCCCTCCAAATATTCATCGACTTCTTTCTCATCTAAGGCAGCGTAAGCATCTGACTTATCTTGAACGTTCGACATAACTTGAAGCGAATAATACAAAGACGTCTGTGAGCTAACTAGCCACTCGTCTATAAATGCTTCATCGTAAGTCACCATATCGCTCCAAGAATTGAAGCTATAGCCATGTAGCAAATTAGTTCTAGATAGCATAGTCATTAATTGATCTGCTACCTTCTTATATGTCTCCCATCCGACTTCGGATGCGATTTCAACGTTGCCATATTCAACTCTCTCTACCCCAAATTCACCTGAATCCCTGTCAACAGTTCTTGCTATAGGTGGTGCGATCTCAGGAGTTGCTGTGTAGCCATTGAGATCTCTACTTCTATATGAACAACTAGCTGTTGGAGCTATGGCAAATGCTCTCTTCATGTTGTTCTTTCTTGCTATGCTTGCAGCTTCTAATATTGCTAAGTAAAGCTCACGGGCTGCAAGTCCCGCGTAACCTTCATAAGTTCTCCCTTCATTAACAGCTTCTAATGCTTCACCAAAATGAGCATAAGTTATGTTGTTGTTTGCGAGGAAGTTGGATAAGCCAAGCACTCCGAGCCCGACTTGCCTGTCTTGGTCCGGGGATAAGTATTCTCCAGTCCCTCCAACACCTGTTCTGCCATGAAGATCGCACAACTCGGACATACCTTTGCGGAAACTTTCGCGTAGGTCGCCGATACGATTGGCACTAAGATTGATATGCTGGAGCAAGCAAGTTCCTCGTGAGGGCAAGTAAACTTCAAGACAGACGTTCCCGTAGATTCGATTTCCTTCATTGTCATATTTTATTTTGTTAAGCCAGATGTCCCCTTTAGCAATTCCTCGTAGGACTGCTTCCTTTGTTCCAAGACTTGCTTCAGACCACGAGGATTTGGAGACGTTAACACATCTTTTGACCCATGGGAGTTCTTGTCTAGGACACTGCACGAAATCAAGAATATCGGAATGTGTAATATCGAGATGAATAACACACGCCCCATTCCTGTACGTGCCCCCTCTCCTAAGTATTTCATTTAATGTTGAGTAGAATTTTGCGAAGGATACGGGACCGCTTGCAACAAGCGTGTCACTTCCTTTAGTAGACTCAGTACCCTTGGGTCTGAGTTTTGACAAGTGGACTGCGACACCCGCTCCATTTCGTAGAGCGTGTGATACAAATCTCCATGATGATTCGATTCCATTTGGTCCCTCCATTGAGTCTTCGACGACGAATACAGTACAAGAAACTGGTAAGCGACTGTGTGGGTTATCGATCCATTGCTGGACTCTCCCAGTTCTGGCTATTTTGTTTGGTTCTGTATTCAATTTCATTTGCTAAATAGTGGATTGCTTTTGATAGGTCTTCTATATCGTTGTTTTTATAACCGGCTCTACATACATATTTGATTACGTTTCCGAGGTGAAATTCGAGTCGTTGGTCTCTAATAAAATCCCAAACATCAATGGAACCTCGTTTGTAGTAGTCCGGTCCCTGTTCATTAGTGGATGTTTTGCCCATGCTTCTAAAACGTTGTTGAGTGAATTAATTAATACAAAGTTTTGTTTCTGTAAAGCTAAGAAGACAGTTACGATGTCTTCTTTAGTAACTTCAGGTTTGTTTACTGCTATTTCTATTGCTTTCAATCTGAACTCTTGTTCAGTTGTTAATTTTGTAACTGGTGGTGGGGGACCAAAGGATTGGTTCTTTCTTTGCTTCGTCATAATCATCGTTAGTTAATATTCGAGCAAGCCTTGCATTTACTAATGCGTCAGCTTCAGTCATGCCTTTCTCTTCAAAAGTTTCTACGACAGCTTGCCATGTGTAACCTTTCTCAGAAAATATCTTTTCAGCACGTTTTATTCCAATCCCAGGTACGCCCGAGTAACCATCTGTGTTGTCGCCACTCATTGTTTGTATGAGATGCCATCGAGCACCTTCTTCTGGTGTGATGTTGACGGTTTCTTTGAAATCGTATAGTCTCCCGGGAATTTGTCTCATGTCTTTGTCAGGCGACACAATAATATTTCCTTCCCATTTTGTAGCGTAGATTCCCATCGAATCATCAGCTTCAAGTGTTGGTTGGACAATAACTTTGTAGTCTTTTTTAAGCTGATTAATAACCCGTTTAAATCCACAGGGCTTCTTACGATTTCGATGACCCTTGTATTCTGGGTAAATTTTTTTCCTAAAATTATTAGGGCTTGTAAAGAATAAGATTAAATCTTCATCAAAAAATGACCCAAATTCTAGTTGGATTTTAGATAACTCTCTTTTTACGAATTTCATCGCTTCTGAGAAGTTAGAAGTAACGACTATAACGTCATCACCAAAATCCATCTCTGTTTCTGCGCTAGCACAGCATTTATACACTATGTAGTCGCAATCTATTAATAATTTCATATTTAATGCACGTCAGCCCATGTTTTGCCGTGTTTTGACTCAGCAGCTATTGGACAACGTAAGTTGTAGTATTCTCCAGCTAATGTCGCAGATACCTCTAATCCATATCGCAAAGCAACAATAGATTTAGGTTCGCATTCAAATTGGAGTTCATCATGCACGAAGGCAAGTTGATGAGTGTGG